CACCAGCAGTTCCTCCAAAATCATAAGTACCCTCTGGTACAATTCCACCAAAGTCATCTAATGAACCAACAGCATCAAAATCTGTAATATCATCAAAACTTCCACCACCAACTAAATTTAAGGTATTTGTTGTAGCATCAAAAGCGCAATTTGTTTTTGTTCCTTGAAACTTAGGACTATCGGTATCTTCTCTTCTTGTTTGTGTAATAAGTGGCGCTAAATTATCAGGTAATTCAAGAATTACACTTGTTTCACCAGCGCAGAACCTACCGCCATCATCTTGAAATTTTAGAATATACTCACCTTCTAGGTAGGGTACTTCCGCAGATGTCGTATTACCAGCTAGTGCTTGTATTAAATCAGTGCTATTAGAAAAAGTACCGCTACCGTCTGTTAGTGGACTATGCCTCACAAAAACTCGACCACCATGAGTCACATCAATATCTGTTGAAATATTCCAACGTAATCTTACTAATTTTTCGTTTATTGGTTCTGCAGTCAGTCCAGTTACATTTGATGGTAAGGCAGTTTTTCCAACAGCATTAAAGGTCAGATCAGCTGAGGTAGCACTTGTTTGTAAGGCTGCGTTATAGCTAAATACTTGAAACTCATAAGTTCCAATATCAGTATTGAATATTTCAAAATCTGGAGAAGAAACTGTTGTAGAAACAAAGTTACCATTATTGAATCTGTAATTAACTTGATATTGTGTAACTCCAACGATAGGTTGCCAACTTACAATTAGTTTAGAAACAGCAGAATTATTTATTTCAACAATTTTTTCTTCAGCTTGTAGTGCAGCTGGAGCATCTTTTAATTCATTTAAAATTGATACTGTTCTAGTAGGCAAACTAGATCCATCTTCAATAAATGCGTATTTTTCGTTTACATAAGATAAAGCTGTTATTGCGTAATTTATTTCATCTATTTCCTCAACATTTACAACCCTAAAAAGCTGGGGCTGCACTGTGTCATCAGCCAATAACCAGTTTGTATTTACATTTGGTGTTTGAGAAAATGGACTTGCTACAGTAATAGTTGCACCAGAAACAGAACTAATGTCTTTTGTTTCTACAGTTCCATCTGGCATTATTACAGATAATTTTGCATTGTTTGTTGTAGGTAAGTCTGTATTTGTAGAGTCGTCAACAGTTATTACAGTTGTTGATGTCACTGAAGCTATCTTGCCGCCTCTTCTTAGTCCACTCCTAACAGGATCTGCAATTTGTATTATTGAAGATGGTCTAACAACAATACCGCTTTCAATAGAAGTGGTAAAAGTACAAACTTCAGTTTCGTTAGCTTCACTAAAAAGAATTGCCCGCCCTAATCTGGCAGCTTGTCCCCTAGATGTACAAGCAAAAGCTTTAACTTGTTTAATACTGGAACCAAGTTTATTTATCAAGTTTGCATCTTCGACAACTTCAAAATCTATTTCTTGTGTATCCATGTTGAAATAAGAAACAGAAACCACACTATGTCGTTGTTTTAAACTGCTGCCAGAATAAGAAAATCCATCACTTGTTATATTACTGAGATTAAAAAGATAAGAAGCAGTAGCTGGACTATCTTGTTTTAAAGAAATACTACCTGCAGTCCAAATTGGCATACAACGCATTACACCAGCTAATTCATTTATGAGATCAAATGCCTCTCCAGAACCTTGTAAATTTACGTTGCATGAAAATCTAGCCTCCTGACCACCTAAACCATCATCTACTAAAGTATTAGCAAATTTGCTTGCAGTAACGAAAGAAAATAAATCAAGAGAACTATCTGTAATGTGATCGCCAAATCCATAACGAGTGTTAGTGAGAAGATCCAGTAATATCATGGCTGGACAGCTGCACCAAGTCGCTGCAGATAAAACGCCATTAAATATGTAGCCGTCTGGGTAAATTATGCGGCCAGTTGCACTGTCAACAGTAGGTGTACCAGAACTATTCGCACCCGCTGCTGGTATCCTTACTTTTACTCCTCTTATCCTATATTTTCTTGAAGGTATAGAACTAAACTGCATTGAATCAAGTCTGATTGCAGCGTAAGCACTATTTGCATAAGTGTTTGCATCATCAATTATTTCTCCTAAACTTGTCCACTCAAAAGCATCAATTAAAGCTGAATCTGTGCTATCAGCAGTAATTCTCGAAACCCTAATATCTACAGGGAAAGCACCTGTTAATTCAACTCTATAATCTCTTTGGTACGCGTCAGCGGTTCTTCCAGTTATCGTATCAGTAATTAAATCTGTAAAACCACCAGAATTATATTGAACTGAAATTTTTAATTGGACAGTAGAGCCAAGCAAATCACCTTTATCTGTAGCTTTTTGTATTTGTGGAAATGTTATTGTAATGTTTGCCGCGTCAACATCTGTATTTGTAATTTGTCTTGTAACTGGTGAAGATGTTGTAACTGTTACTCCCACTCCTGTAACAGAAGAGCTACTTTCAATACCTTCAACTTTCGTTTGGTTTGAAGTACCAAATCTAGGGTTGAAAGTTACATCTTGAAAATTAAAATCTGTTGCTACTGGATTTGTCGAATCAGCTGTTGCTTTTAAAACAGGTGTATCGTTAAGAATTACGTCTTTAAGAGCAGCATTGTTATATGCAGTTGTTCCTTTTGTTCTTCCTTCTTTTGATGCAGTAGCAAATCCCTCTATTTCTCCTTCAGACACTAGGTCTAAAAATGTAGCAAACTGTCTGCTATGCAGCGTGTCTGGCGTTCTTGTCGGTTGTGGTGGTGGCGGTGGAGAGCCTCCCCCAGACCCTCGTATAATTTTTTTCGTCATGCTTTAACTTGTTGAGTGTCTACAGCTCCACTGATGACAACTGAGCCAGTTATGATTTCACCATAACAAATGGGAACAGGTGTACCAGCTCTAGAGGTATTTTGTGTCCCACTAAAAGCAAAAGAAATTCTAGGGTCTTGTTCGCTAGAAAACTCTGGCATTTTTGGTAATGGGAAAAGCATATCACTTACACCAGAAAGCACTAGACCAGCACCAATACCAAATGATGCTTTAGCTAAAAATCCTACCTTACCAAAAGCAGTTGCCCCTGCTGCTACTCCTTTTGCTGTAAAAGAACCTAATGTCAAGGGAGAAAATGCAAATGCACCAGCAATTAGAGCAGCCCCTAATAATACCTTTCCTACACCTCGCCCAGCACCTTGAATTACAGGCACAAAATGTATATCTTGTTGTCCTATTGGTAGTTGGATCTCAGTTTCATCTATAGCGTAATTTCCAACTTTTACTTGATAATATTTTGGACTCATGTATTGTTCTATACCAGCAAAATTATTTACTAAAAAACTTATTGCATGACTTAAAGTATCAGCTTTTATTTCAAACTCTTTATGACCAACGAAATTCGCTAACTCTCCATAAAGTTTAATTTTACGCAACATAACGTAACCTCTTTCCTGTGCATTTTAGCAACCATTCTGAGTATGGCTCTATGCAACTTAGTCTATCTGTTAAATGATGCAAAATTTCACCATCAAGAAAAATAGCGACATGATTTAACTTGTTAGACAAAATTGACATAAATAATAAATCACCATTAATTAATTTTTCATCTGGCCTTAACTCTCTAAAACCTGTTTCTTCTGCACAATTTTCAAACATAGGATTTTCATTAAAATCTTCTAGTGTAGTCGGTCTCACCCAATCAATTAAATCAATATCTAATTTTTCTTTATACCAATCTCTTACTAATGTATAACAATCTGTAACCGCCCAAGCCCATTCCCTTCCTAGCAATGGTGCTTTGTATCCTGTCGGCTCTAAATAGCCCCATGTTTCTGTCTTAGGGTTCACAATATGCCATTTAAGACCGCTTTGCTCGCAAGCTACCTTATCAGATTGACTTGCTACTGGTGGTGTAACTGGGTGACTATGAATTACAGCAATAATATCTCCTGTGTTATCAGCCTTTACATAATCTTCTGGATCAAGAATAAAACATTGATGAGCAGTCATTGACAGATTTCTACAAGGAAAATATCTTTCTTTACCTTTGACATTCAATAACAGACCACAAGATTCTTTAGGGTCTTGATCTTTCGCGTGAGCAAGAGCAGCGTCTTTCCAGTTCATGCAATAAAAGTTCCGATACTAGGAAAATTATCTCTAGTGCAAAGACGTTTTGGCGCTCTTATGCCAGCTAAATCAAAAGGAGCAGCTAGTTCAAACTGGACTACTTCTCGATTTTCTGTAGCTTTTCTGTCAATTTTGTAAATTTCTCTTGGAAACTCAGCAGTTGGGTCTGGAGTCCCTAAAGTATTAGTTTGAGTTGTAGAACTTGTAGTTACTTCTTGTGTGGTTGTGTTTGGGTTATTCATAGTTATTGTGTTTCCCATAGCATTTCCATGAACTGTGCAGTAATATCTCAAATCACTAGGCGCATCAGGATAAGCTGGCTGATAAGTGACTGTGGCATCTGTTCCTAATGTTCCAGCATTGGTTGTAGTTTGTTGCCCTCCCGCATCAGATTTTATTCTTAGAGGGTGTCCTACGTTAGAGCTATGTGATTGATTAAATATATAGGTTGAACCTCTTTTCATTGTTATTACAGGTTTTTGTACACCATTAATAGCAAAAACATTACTACCACCAGAATCCTGTACAACTGTTACTGTATAAGTCACAGATTCAGCATCAGCAGGGTCTGCAATCGTTTGCGTTGTCGTTGAAGTTGTTGTTACTACAGGAAAATTAACAGCATCAAGATAACGTGCTAAAGTCCTAATCCTCGTGACAGTAGCACCAGTTAAATCATTTCCAGTTGTTACAGTATTTACATTTAACAAAATAGCTGTGATAGTTCCAAGAGCATTACTAACTGTTAAGGTAGGTCTAGGAATTTGTCCGCGTTGATATGCAAAACCCTCTGCGATAATTGGCAATGGGATATAGGTATTGCCAGCCCAAACAATATTTGCATTGGCATTTATATTAGTGCCGTTATGAAATCTGTAAGTTTGAGCAGAGCCATGTAAAGCAACAGTAGTTTCTAACGTGAAAAGTTCAATAATCGCAGATGGATTTATCTTTTGTAAATCTGTAATTATTGGGGCAGTACTCATGGCTCAAACACCTCTCGAAATGTGGCATTAATACTAGCCCTATTATTGTATGGAATCGTTTTTGACCATTTATCACAAACAAATTTCATTGAAGAACTTTCACCCGCTGGTGTGTAATCAAAACTAGCTTGGTCATTTGCTCTTGCATCTAAAAAAGTTTCGATTGTATCAGCATCCGTTTCACTGACATTCCAAGTAAAAGAAAAAACTTTTGGGTTCTGATTCTGTGCTAAACCAAATACAATTCTTTGTTCAAAACCATCTGCAAATTGTACGACCCTATTGACAGGAGCATTATTTTTTCTAGACCCATACGCTGGTTTAATATCTGGAAAGGTGGCCATTACGCTAATAATCCCCCTGCTCTTTTTTGTTGTATTATTTCAGATTGTACAGCAACTGCAATAAGCCTTCCAAGTTGTCTACCTTCCTCTTCGCCACCTTGTGCATCAACTCCTCCCTCCATAGAAACATTAACAACAATATTATTTGTCATGCCACCACCAACACCTATTTTATTGTTAGGAATAATAGTGCCTGCTCTATCAGGTACAAATATTTCAGCGCCTTTTTCTCCAACTATTGAGGGTTGACCTACAGTTGGCCTACCACCAGCAGCAAATGTAGGTAAATTTTTAAAAATACCACTTGCACCCCCAAAAGCGTTAAACAATAATGTATTGATTCCAAGTCTTAGTAGTTGTCTAGCAATATCGTTTAATAAAGCATTTGCTACCTCTGCTAAAGATTTTGTCTGCATGACCGCATCTGTTAAAGCATCAGAAATACCAGTAGCAATGCTATCTCCGATTTTTTGATAAGTTTCTGCTAGTTTCTTTGCTGCTTCATCTTTTTCTTTTAGTTTGTCTACACCTTTTTGTAGATCTCTATTTTCTTCTTCTATATCTAACAAGGTTTGTGCCACTTCTTCTCCATATTTTTCAACAAGTTCTAATCTTCTTTGTTCAATGTCAAATGCTTCTTTTTCTTCCTCAGTTTCTAGTTTTGTTCTTTCTAGGATTTTCTCTAATTCTTTATTTTTTTCTTGAAGAGTTTTCTTTGTTTTTTCAAATTCTCTAAATAATTCAAGCCCCTGAGTTATTGGTAATCTTGCTTGTAATTTTTCAAGTTCTTCTCTAGCTTTCTTTAATTGATGTTCGAAGAAATTGTCTTCGTCATAGAAGAAACCCATATTTTTCCTTAATTTTTTTACTTTTTCTTCAAAATCTTCTATAACTTTTTTTGTATCATCTATTTCTTTTTGTATTGCTAATGAACTTCCTGTCTCTAAAAGTTCGTTAAATTTCTTTTGTGCGTTTACCGCTTCTAAAATTTTTGTTGCTAAAACTCCAAAAGAAATAATTGCTAGACCTATTCCAGTCTTTGCCAACGCTAATTTAAATGCAGTCGCAGCCGCTGCAGCTTTTGTAAATCCTCCAGCAGTCGCAAACGCCATAGTTGTAGTTGTCGCCAAAGAACCATTAGCAGCAGCCGAAGCCATAGACATTGCTAAAAAGTTCGCTTTTAGTGCTGTAATTTGTGCTAACAATATTGGTGCAACAACTGTAATTCCTTTAATAGCCGCAGCAATACCAATAAATGCAAGCGTGACTTGACCACCTTCACTATCAATAAATTTAGTTATGCCATCAACTAATTTTGATAATCCTTTCGTTACTTCCAATACAACAGGCAATAATTTAGAACCTAAAGTTAATTGAAGTTCAAGAACAGCATTACTAAATTCTTTAAATACTTCTGCTGGTGATTCTGCCATAATTTTTGCAATTTTATCTGCACCTTCATCTGCTGATTTTGCTAATGCTCTTAAAATTACATCTGTCGTTAACAAACCCTTAGAAGCAAAGTCTTTTAATTTACCTGTAGCTATACCAGTTTCGTCTGAGATCGCCTTTAATAGTTGTGGTACCTGTTCCGCTATACTTCTAAATTCATCTCCTTGTAAGCGCCCAGAACCTAAACCCTGTGCAAGCTGTGTAAATGCTGCGCTTGACTCTGTTGCATTTAAACCAGCTTCTTTTGCAATAGTATTGAAACCCATAAATACAGTTTCAATATCTTTTAGCTCAATACCTAATGGTCTTAATCTTGCAAAAATATCTGTAATGCCTCTTGTTGCCTCTACTATTGAAAGATTAAATTTGTCCTGTGCTTTTCTTACTAACTCTTGCGCCCCTGCAAATTCGCCAAATTCAGAGGTCAACACTTTCATTCTTATTTGTAAAGCCTGAAAGTTAGTAGTTGTTGATATTGTCTGTTTTGCTAATAATGTTAAACCTATGCCAGCAATAGCAGTTCTCAATCCACCAAAACTTTGCTGTAACTGGTTGGTTTGTTTTTGTACACCTCTTAATGCTTTTTGTGCATTACTGGCATCAACTATAAGTTTTACATTAGCCTGTGCCACAAATAAAAAAAAGCCTTTATTCTATATTACCTTGAATTGTGTTTTTGTCGTTGCTGCGCTTTCTTTTCTTGTTCAATTTTATTTTCATAGTAAGCAGCCCAATAGATCAGCTCTTCTTGTGTCAAGGCATTCCTTAATTCATTTATAGTTTTACCAAGTTCTGTTGCTAGGAAAAATTCGAAGTTTAACCAACTATCCCCTTTTATCCTTTTTTTGCAGTATCAAGATCCAACTCAATGTTGAACAAAAATAGCTCTAAATCATTTAATACTTTTTCTGGTAATGATCTTTGTAGTATTGGAGCGTCTGACATATCAAAAGCTTGAGAGCCATCTTCTTTTTGAGCCATCTTACAAAGTAGCTGAGTAGAAACAAGTAACGCTTCATCAGTACCAGCTAATTGCTGTGCTTTTTGCCTGTCGAATCTAGTAATAGGTGGAAAATATAAATCTATTTTTGTTCCGTTAGGTGTCATTAATTCATACTTTCTGCGAGTAGACATTTCATCTTTGAAAGCACCAATTAATAGGTCTGCGGTTCTTTGATTTGCCATAAAAAAATGCGAAGTTTTTTACTTAATTAGATTGCGGAAGTAATAGTTCCAGTTGGTTTAAAGGTAATGCTAATTGTATTTGCATCTCCCAAAGTTGAACTTTGC